CACGGTCGATGGCACGGTCGCCGCGACGCAGTCCGGCTCATGGACAGTGACTGCGGTTCAAACCACGCACGACAACCTCAACGCCAACGCCAACATCCAGGTTGGCAATACTGACGTGGGCAACGCCAACCCGGTTCCGGTTAGCGATGCCGGTGGCAGCTTGACGGTGGACGGCACGGTCGTCGTTTCTTCCGTGAACGGGACGGTCACCCTATCTGACTCAAGTTCCACGCAAGTCTCATCCGTCATCCCAGGAACAAGTAACACCGAACTCGGTAAGGCGTGGGACCAGCTCTTCGATAGGGTGGACGTTGGCGTCCCCGCCTATGGTGTGGTGGACACCACGGGGTACACGATCGCGAACGAGGGCAACTACATGAATCTGCGGCTGGACGCTGCGGGTCGTCTGTACACCTACGTCGATGGAGGAGTCGTCCCCGGCACTGGGGCAACCAACCTCGGCAAGGCCGAGGACACCGCACATACCAGCGGTTCAACCGGCGTGATGACGCTCGCCGTCCGCAACGACTCGATGACGGTGTTCGCCGGGCCGACCGGCGACTACATCCCGTTGAGCACCGACGCCGCGGGTCGCCTTCAGATCATCAAGTCGGGCGGCAAAGCCACCTACCGCGCAGCGACTACGAACAATGTGGCTGCTGCTGCTGGCAGCGCGATCTTCTTCGTACTTTCGGGTTCTTCCACGAAGACGATAACGATTCAGCGAATCGTCGTCACTTGCCCGACGCTGACAGCCGCTGCGTACCACTCCATTGTCTTGGAGAAGTTTTCAACCGCCCCGACCGGAGGCAGCGCGACGACGTTGACCAAGACGCCGCTCGACTCGTCGAGTGCGGCTTCGACGGCCAACCTGTGTCAGGTCTACACGGCGGCTCCGACCGAGGGCACCCTGGTCGGCACCCTCGGGTGCCAGCGGTTCTTGGCACTGACCGCGACCGACCTCATCGTGCCGGGTGACCCTATCACCTGGGACTTCCGAAACGGCTTCGGAGAGGGCAGCGGTATCGTCCTTCGCAGCACGGCAGAGAACATCGGCCTCGCCTTCGGCGCAGCTCCGGCGTCTGCCGTTACCCTGGGTGTCGAAGTCGAGTGGATCGAGGAGTAACCCATGGCTACCCAGTTCGAGAACAAGGTCCAGGTCGTCAAGGTCGATTCTAACCTTGGATTGGTCTTTGGATTCGCTATTGTTTCAACCTCTGGCGGTGAACCGTACTACGATGTACAGGGTGATCACATTCCAGAGGCTGTGATGCTGAAAGCGGCTATGGAGTTCATGGAGAACAGTCGGATCGCCAAGGAGATGCACCAGGGACAGCCCAAGGGCAGCGTCGTCTTCGCGTTCCCGCTGACCACGGACATCGCCAAGTCGCTGGGCATCACCACCGAACGCACAGGGCTTCTGATTGCCATGAAGCCCACCGCTGCTGTCCTGGAGAAGTTCCGCGACGGCACCTACACCGGCTTCAGCATCGGCGGGGCCTACGGCGAGATGGAGGAGGTCAAGTGATCCGCAACGGTAAGGTCGTCAAGACCGTCATGAACAGCTTCCGCATGGACGAGATTAGTGCCGTGGATCGCCCTGCCCAGCAGGAGGCCAAGGCCACGATCATGAAGCGGGACTCCGGTGAGCTGGAGAAGGCCAACTACGCGATGGCGATTACCACCATGACGGGTGGGCACAGTCACCTCGTGACCCTCGGTGGCGGCGACTACCTCCGGCGAGCTGGCGATACCAGTGTTGTCGATGGTCACTGCCACCCCTGGATCATGAACGAGGCTGGCGACGTGATCGTCGGCCACGCGATGGGCCACAACCACGGCATCGAAGTCATCAGCAAGACCATGGACGATACCACCAAGCGTGAGTTCAGCCCTGCCGAGCGCGAGTCCGCTGCCGAAGGCGGCGCGGCCATGCCGGATGGCTCGTACCCCATCGAGACGGTCGAGGACCTCAAGAACGCGATCAGTGCATTCGGTCGCGCCAAGAACCCCGAAGCCGTCGCTCGTCACATCCAGCGTCGCGCTCGTGCGCTCGACGCGACCAACCTTCTTCCCGACAGCGGCGCGCTCGCGGACCCGTTGGGTAAGAACATTTCCGCGAGCAACACTGAAACCACCGATGATCTCGGTCGGGTTGAGGACAACAGCATGACTCAGCAGGCCACACAGACCGCCGACATCGCGGCGGTCGAGAAGAAGTTCCAGGAGCAGCTCGACACGCTCACCAAGCGTGCGGAGCGCGCCGAAGCCCTCGTCGCCATGACGGAGGCTCACCGCACGTTCGTCAAGTCGCTCACCGTGGCGACCGAAGCGGACGCCTTCATCGCTGCCAGCGAGGTCGAGCGCGACCAGCAGGTTGCCAAGGCCCAGGACGCGAACGCCGTCGTCTACAAGGCGATGGACGGCAGCGTCTTCCGCAAGAGCGACGACCCGCGTCTCGCCACCATGGCGCGCGAGATGGACGAGGAGAAGAAGAAGCGCATGAAGATGGAGGCCGAGGCGTACAAGACCGACCTGGAGAAGCGTGCGTCGGAGCTGACGCACATCCCCGGTGACCTGAACGTCCGCGTCTCGCTGCTGAAGGGCATCGACACGCTGCCCGCCGAAGAGAAGACGGCGGCGGTCGCTGCGCTGAAGGCGCAGAACGAGAAGCTCGGCAAGGCTTACGCCACGCTGGGCACCACGTTCGCTCCGTCCACGGACGATACTCTCGATCCGCTCGACGCTCTCGCCAGCGAGATTGCCAAGCGGGACGGCACCACCTTCGAGAAGGCGTACACCAGGGCTCTCAGCACGGCGGAGGGCCAGAAGCTCTACAACCGCCACGTTGAGAAGCGCATGGGCAACCCGGTCTGATCCAACCACACACCACAGAGACACACAATGGCTACCTACCAAGGCGTCGAAACAGTGAGCCGAACCGCTGGTTCGGCGATCACCATCTATCGCTTCGTCGCGTTCTCGACGAGCGACTCCAAGTATGACCACGTTGGCACGGCGCAGGCGCGCATGGACGGCATCTCGGCTGAAGGCGTCGCCGCGGACGGCGATGCGTTCCCGATGGTCATCCCGAACGGCGCGATCTGCAAGGTCCAGGCCGGTGCCGCGGTCGCTGTCGGCGCGTCGATCGGCAGCGACAACACGGGCCGCGCGATCACTGCTGTCAGCGGCGTTGGCAACTTCACCGCGGGCATCGCTCTGACCGCCGCCGCTGCGGCGGGCGAGATCATCGAGATCCAGTTCATCCAGGACCGCGATCAAGCGTGATCCAACATAGCGGGCGGCTAGACGCCGCCCGCTGCAACCAACCACACACACAACTCAAGAGACACTCAGATGCCGTACATCCAACCGTCGCGGAGCGATGTCCACGTTGATCGCCCGCTCACCAACATCTCGATCGCGTTCATGCAGAACGCGAACAACTTCATCGCGGATCGCGTGTTCCCGGTGATCCCGGTCGCCAAGCAGAGCGACAAGTACTTCACCTACGATCGCGGCATGTTCAACCGCGACGAGATGAAGCTCCGCGCTCCGGGTGCGGAGTCCGCGGGCGCAACCTACACGCTGACAACCGCCAGCTACTCGGCGGACGTGTGGGCCCTGCACAAGGACGTGGGGGATCAGATCCGCGCGAACGCTGACACCCCGCTCCAGCTCGACCGCGAGGCCACGGAGTTCCTGACGGTCAAGGCTCTGATCCGCAAGGAGAAGAACTGGGCCAGCAACTACTTCGCGACCGGCATCTGGACGACCGAACGCACTGGTGTTAGTGGCAGTCCCAGCGGCACGGAGTTCCAGCGTTGGGACGAGGCTGCCTCGACCCCGATCGAGGACGTTCGCGAGGGTGCGCGCACGATTCACGGTATGACGGGCTTCCGCCCGAACAAGATGGTCATCGGTCGCGCGGTCTACGACGCGCTCCTCGACCACCCGGACATCGTCGGTCGCATCGACCGCGGCCAGACCACGGGCACGGCGATCGTCATGCGCCAGAACCTCGCGGCTCTGTTCGAGATGGACGAGATCCTGGTCATGGACGCGATCGAGAACACCGCGATCGAGGGCGCGGCCAACGCGCACTCGTTCATCGGCAGCACGAATGCCCTCCTGGCCTACTCCGCTCCGTCGCCGGGCATCATGGTCCCCTCGGCTGGCTACACGTTCTCGTGGACGGGCTTGCTGGGTGCGGGTGCCCTGGGCACGCGCATCAAGCGTATGCGTATGGAGCACCTGGAGTCGGATCGCGTCGAGATCGAGATGAGCTTCGACCAGAAGCTCGTCGCCGCTGACCTCGGTGCGTTCTTCTTGACCTGCGTCTCGTGATGAGAGCTGACCCCCACCCCTGACGGGGTGGGGGTCCCACAAGGAACCTCATGAGAATCGTCCGCCACTGGAAAGATGTCTTCGATCCGACGAGTGACTTCGTGTTCATCAAGCGCATGAAGCTCGGACTCCCCGGCCACGAAGTCGTGCAGGCTGGTGACGCTGTCACCGGGGCGATGAAGCACGCACTGGGCCGGGAGAGGCTCAAGATCTGGTGGACTGCTCGCGTCATCGGCACGCGGGAGTACGCCATCGGCATCGGCATCAACCCTTCGGCACCGGACCTGAAGATCCGCCCCACGGGGCGCGGTTGGTTCGAGGTAGCGATGGCGGATGGCACCGTTCGGAAGGTCCGCGGTCGTGAGAGCGCGGAGCAACTGCTGCACACCTGATGGTACGTTCCAGTTCAATCACCGTCGTCATCAAAGACCTCAACAGGCTGTTGGGTGTCGTGATGTCGAGCGTCGCCACGAACGTGACGATGCGGCTGCGAGAGCAACCACCCGGCACGGCGTTCGGCACGCCGGTAGATACCGGCTGGGCAAGCAGCAACTGGCTGCCCACGCTCGACAGGCAAGTCACTGCTCCGACCGGCTCGAAGAAAGCGGTCTCGACGGCGGAGTCGGACCAGGGCTTGGCAGCTCTGAAGAGCTTCAAGTATCGGCCCGATGCGGTGATCTACGTCACGAACAACGTGCCGTACATCACGGAGCTGAACCAGGGCTACAGCAGGCAACAGCCTCGCGGGTTTGTGCAGCGAGCCATCACGCAAGCGATGACCACCGATCTGATCGGGGAGCTGCGTCGCTATGCCTAGCCTCGTCGATGCCCGCGAGACCATCTACCAGCGGTGGGACACGCAGTGGGGTGCCACGACGCCATACGTCTTCGCAAACGAAGTCTGCGACCCGCCCGTCAACACGGCGTGGGTGAGCTTCGCTGTCGTCCACACGGCGTCCACCCTCGAAGCGATCGGTGGGAGTGGGTACGGCGGCATGAACCTGTTTCAGCGGCAGGGGCTCTGCAACATGCGGATCTATGTGCCACAGGACCAGGGCATCCGGGCAGCAGACACGCTTGCCCAGCAAGCACGCGGCATCTGGGAAGGCGTGACGCTGGCGAGCAACGCGATCAGATTCACCAACGTGGACATCCGCGAGATCGGGCCAGCCGATAGCTGGTTCGTGATCGAAGTGGACGCCACTTTCCAATACGACGAGAGAAAGTAACCACCATGGCACGGGTCAACACCAACAACACTTCTCTTCGGTACGCGATCGAGTCCTCGACGGGCGTGTTGCCCGCCTCGCCAGCGTGGCGCATCGCTGAGTTCAACTCGATCGGTGCCTACGGCGCGACGATCACCACCACCGTCCGTCGCCCCATCAGCCAGGATCGTGGCCGCAAGAAGGGCACGGTCACAGACCTGGAGAGCACGGCGGAGTTCGAGACCGACCTCACGGTCGATGCGCTCACGGACTTCGCGGAAGGCTTCGTGTTCGCTGAGTACGCCAACAAGGAGTTCGACCTCAAGGCGAGCAGCGGCACCGTCCCGCCGCCCGCGGCCTCGTCGTCGGTGTACACGATCGACGCTGCCACGGCTCTGCTGGCTGGCAAGATCCAGTTCACTGCTTCCCAATACGCCACGCTCGTGTTCGCCAAGGGATACACGAACGCGGGCAACAACGGGCTGAAGCCCATCACGGCGGATACGGCTGCCGCGGGCACCGCGATCACGGTCGGCTCGGGCCTCACCGTGGAAACGCCGCCCACGAACGCTTCGCTCCAGATCGCTGGCGTCCGCGTCCTCAACGACGAGGACCTGACGTTCACGATCAGCGGTTCGACGGCGACGCTCGTCTCGGGCGCGGCGATCAGCAACTGGGCCACGCTGGGCTTGCGCGCTGGCATGTTCATCCACATTGGTGGCGTGAACACCACGACGGGCGTGGTGCAGAACGGTCTCGGCACGGATGGCACCGAGTGCTACGGCTACGCCCGCATCACCTCGGTCAGCGGCGCGACGCTGAACCTGGACAAGCTCTCGACGACGCTGACCCCTGGGGTGGGTCCGTTCTTTGGTCCAACCAGTGCCTCGCAGGACGTGCTCTTCGGTCGCTTCCTCCGCAACGTGGCGGTCACGGCGGACACGGACGACAGCCGCTACCTGGAGCGCACCTACCAGATGGAAGTCAGCTACCCCGACCTGGGTGGCGCGGGCACCGACGAGTACGAGTACTCGATCGGCAACTCGGTCAACGAGATGTCACTCAGCGTCCCGCTGAGTGACAAGGCGATGATCAACTACGGGTTCATCGGTACGAACACCGAATGATATACCGGCACGCGCAAGACCAACGCCAGCAGCGCGGTCTCGCCGCTCCGCACGGTTGCGTTCAACACGTCGAGCGACGTGGCGTCGCTGACCACGGACGTGATCAGTAGCGCGAGCGACGTGTGCTTCAAGTCGCTGACGCTGACCCTGACGAACAACGTCAGCGTCGAGAAATGCCTGGGCACCCTGGGGGCACGCTTCGTGAACAGTGGCCTGTTCGAGGTCAACCTCGAAGGTCAGATGCTGTTCACCAATAAGGCGATCACAGATGCGATCAAGAACAACACGACGGTGACGTTCCTGGCGATCCTCCGCAACCAGGACGGCGCGATCGCGTTCGACATGCCCGAGCTGACTCTGAGCGGTGGTGGTCGTGAGTTCCCGGTGGACCAGTCGGTCCTCGTGAACACCACGGGCAGCTCGTTCACGAGCAACACCTACGGGTACGATGTCGGCATCTCGATCTTCTCGGTCACACCCTGGTTGTGACCGGGGCTGGCAGCCCCTGAACCCTGACTCCTAGGAACCCATGAACTTTGACTTCAGCAACTTGGAAGTGAAGCAGTCCGTCGCTTGGGTCTCGATGCCCGAGCTGTCGGGCACGGCTCGTGTGGCGGTCAAGCCCGCTACCGAGGCCAACTCCCCGTATTTCAACGCGATGCTCCGCCGTTCGGCTTCCCGAGCGCGGCGCATCGCACGCATGGATCGCGTGACGGCAGAGGACGCCGCGGCGAACCGCAACGACGACCGGGACCTGTTCCCGCGTCACGTCCTGGTGAACTGGGAGGGCGTGTTCGACACCTCGAACACGCCGGTCCCGTTCAACGAGGACAACGCCCGCGAGTTCTGCACGAAGCTGCCGGACTGGCTCTTCGACCGCATCCGCAACGCGGCTTCAACGCCGGAGCGGTTCCTGGACGAGCAACAGGAGACCGACCCGGACCCCGAGGAACTGGCGGGAAACTGAAGGACCGGCTCCGCTGGGACCTTCGCGCATCCCGCGACGGTTGGGCAGTGGAGTCGGGCCAATACCAGCAGGCCACGGGGCGTGAGCCTGACTGGTGGGACAAGAAGCCCCCGGCGGTTCGTGGTGATGACCTGTACCTCGAAGCGTTCTGGGAGCTGTCTAGTTGCCGCAACTTCGGCATGGGCGTGGGGCCGATCCCCTGGAACTTCATCGTCATGTACGGTGAACGGAAAGGGCTCGACTCCGGTATGCTCAACGTCTTCGTGTACGTCATCCGGTCGCTCGACGAGGTCTACCTGAAGGACCTCAACGACGACCAGCGGAAGAAAACGGACCAGACCGAACGCGACAGGAGGCGCAAGTCGAAGACCAATGGTTGACTTTCGGATCAACGTAGTCATCGACTCGCGCAACGCGGCTACCGGCGCGAGCGCGGTCGAGCGGCGTCTTGCGGCACTCGAACGCCGCGCCATGTCGCTGAAGGGCGTCTTCGGCAGGCTCGGCGGCGCACTGGGCGCGGCCCTGACCTTCCGCGCCATTCAGGAGCAGCTTGACGGGTATACGGCCCTCCAGAACCGGCTCAAGGCGGTCACTCGTGCAGGCGAGGACTTGGGCAAGGTCAATGAGGACCTGTTGCAAGTAGCCAACAGGTCCCGTTCCTCCCTCCAGGAAGTGGGCCGCATCTACTCGCGCCTCTCGATCAACTCGAAGAGCCTGGGCATCAGCCAAGCGGAGCTGATCGACTTCACCGAGACGTTGTCGAAGACGATCGCCATCTCGGGTGCAACGACCTACGAAGCTGCCGGTGCGCTCACGCAGTTCAGCCAAGCGATGGCGTCGAGTGCGCTGCGTGGCGACGAACTGCGCTCCATCTTGGAGCAGTTGCCTGAGGTCTCGAACGTCATCGCCAAGCGGTTCGGCGTCTCGTCCGGTGAACTTGCCAAGCTGGGCGAGCAGGGCCTCATCACCTCGAAGCAGATCATCGCAGCGTTCAAGGACTCCCGCGAGGAGATCGAGGAGCGGTTCAGCCGCACTGCGCCCACGATCTCTCAGGCATTCACCGTCCTGAAGAACCAGATCCTGGTGACGCTCGGCGAACTCGACAAGGGTGCCAAGTTCTCCGAGACCTTCGCCAAGAGCATCATCTTCGTGGCGAAGAACATCGACGTGGTGATTCAGGTCATCAAGAACCTTGTCCTGTTCCTCGGTCCGAGATACCTGTACGGCGCGATCGTCAAGCTCACGGTGGCCCTGGCTGCCAACCCCATCGGCTTCCTGATCACGGCGATTGCCGTGGCCGCAGCGGTCATCCCAGAGTTCCAGGCTGAGATCGACGCAGTCACTGCGTCGATCGTCAAGTTGGCGGAGGAGGTCCTGGGTGTGGACTTCTCCAACCTGGACCCGCGTCAGATTCTACAAGACGCTGCCATGACCGTCGCAAAGTGGGTAGACGGCGTCGTTGCTAACTTGAATGGGTTCATCGCAGCAGCAGCACAGGTCTGGGTTGAGTTTACATCAGATCCGAAAGTAGCTCTGCAACTGACGAAGAAGGCTTTCTTCGACACACTCGAAGCTATCATCGACTTCTTCGTCGCCTTTGCGCGGACGATTGGCGACATTCTCTACGGCATCGGAAGTGACGTAGCTGATGTCACGAAGGGAATCGGGAGTGTGTTCAGCAAGCTGTTTGCTGCCGACCTCGACGGTGCCCTGGCCGCAGCAGACGGCATCACGGCAGCTCTGGCGAACATCCCCAAGCGTGTTCTGGATGCTGGCAAAACCTTCTCCGCTAAGTATGCAGAGGAGCAGGCGAGTCGGTTGGTTCCTGAGGTCCTTCTCGACGAGAAGGCACAGAACGCCGCTAACCGAATCGCTGGGGCGTTTGCTGCGGCAGTGGAGGATTCTGTTCCGAACGCTCAGAATGCCGTCAAGAAGCTGTTCGAGATCAACACGAACTCTGCCCAGCAGCTCGGTCTTCAAGCCGCTCTAGCGTTCGGCACGGGCATCATGCTGTACCGCGACCAGAGTCAGGAGAACATCGAGAATGCTCTCTTGGGCCCCGTGCGCTTCCCCGCGATGACCCCGAACAACCCGCGGTTCACGCCACAGAAGAAGGGATTCGGTGCGCGACCGGAAGCTCCCCCTGGAGCGACCATCCCGTTGCCTCCGCAGGGGCTTGCTGCAAACCTTGCTGCTGCGGGTGTGGCTCCTGACGACCCCTACGCCAAGGCCCTCGAATCCCTCAAGGCGATCACCGTGGTCGAAGCCACGCGCATCATTCAAGGCGACCTCATCGCTGCCCAACTCCAGGCGCGGTACGACATCGAGAGGGAGGGTGTCGCGCTCTCACAGCAACAAGTTGCCGAGCTGGCGAAGTTCGTTGAACTCAGCAGCGATGCCCAAGCTCTTGCTGGGCTCACCAAGCAGATCGACCAGATGAGGGAGTTCAACGAGCAGCAACGACTGCTGAATCTGCTGATGGAAAAGCGACCTGATCTGGCCGCAGAGATCAACCAGAAGCTCTTTGAGACCAAGCTCGCAGCACTCGAATCGAGCCGCGAGCTTGGTGACGGATTCGAGCGCGCTTTCATGAAAGCTAGCGAATCCGCAACGAACTACGCCAACATGGCCGAGACAGCTTTCAACTCGTTCGTCGGCAACACGGCGGATGCGTTGTCCAACTTCGTGATGACCGGCAAGGCCAACTTCAAGGAGCTTGCCATGAACTTCCTCAGCGACATCGCACGCATGATCTCGCAAGCCTTGGTCTTCAAGATGATCCAGAGTTCATTGGGTTTTGTTGGCATCAATCCCGCTTCCTGGGGCTTCGGAGGGGGCAAGGCGGAGGGTGGTCCCGTGCAGAAGGGGCGGACCTACGTCGTTGGCGAGCGTGGCCCAGAGATCTTCAGACCCAACACGGGCGGCACCATCATCCCGAACGACAAGATGGGCGCATCGGCAGCTCCGCCACAGGTCAACGTCCAGGTTGTCAACGTCGAGGACCCCAAGAAGATTCCCCAGACGATCAGCGGCGGCGGGGCAGACGAAGCGATTCTGAACGTCCTCTCCCGTCGCCGCGATGCCGTCAAGCGAGCACTGAGCTAACCCATGGCTTTCCACTACGGAACCAGTCCTTCCTCCGGCTCGTACCGCGAGATCCTGACGCGGCTCGTAGCCTTCTCCACGAGCCAGCACATCAGTGCCACCACCATCAACGCGGCGGGCACCGGCTACACCGCTGGCGACATCCTGACGATCACACACGCCGGAGCCTACGGCGACGCCAAGATCGAGGTACTCACCGTGGGCGGTTCGGGCGAGATCCTGACCGTCGCCATCCGCGCCGCGGGCGCGTTCTCGAACCGGGTTGCCACGGTTGTGGTGAATGCTGG